GCAACTCAAACCAAGGTGGAGGCGATCGAGCAATTTATCCACACTGGAACATGGAAGAAGGTCAATCGGCCACACTACGCTTCCTACCTGACGGTAACACAAAAAACACATTTTTCTGGGTCGAACGTGCAATGATCCGACTGCCATTCAACGGCGTCAAAGGAGAGATGGAATCAAAACAAGTATTCGTACAAGTGCCCTGCGTGGAAATGTGGGGAGACGCTTGCCCGGTACTGGCAGAAGTTCGTACTTGGTTCAAGGACAAGAGCCTTGAAGACATGGGTCGTAAGTACTGGAAGAAGCGTTCATACCTGTTCCAAGGTTTTGTGCGTGAGAATCCCATCTCCGAAGACAAAACTCCGGACAATCCCATCCGCAAGTTCATTATTGGACCTCAGTTGTTTACTCTAATCAAGGGTGCATTGATGGATCCCGAGTTGGAAGAATTGCCAACTGACTTGATGCGTGGCTTGGACTTCCGTATCACCAAGACACAAAAGGGTGGCTTTGCTGACTACAACAGTTCCAAGTGGGCTAGAAAAGAGTCGGCACTCACAGAAGCTGAACAGGCTGCAATTGAAACCCACGGCTTGTATGACTTGAGCACATTCCTGCCCAAGCGTCCTGGTGATGTTGAGCTGAAGGTGATCAAAGAGATGTTTGAAGCATCAGTAGATGGACAGCCATACGACACTGAACGTTGGGGTCAATACTTCCGCCCAGCTGGCGTGGCTGCACCTGGTGGTGCCGCTACCGGTGATGCTGAAGACACACCAGCACCTGCTGCCAAACCAGCACTGAAGGTTGCCGCTCCGGCAGCACCTGTTGCTGAAGATGCATTTGATGAAGAACCAGCACCTGCTGCCGCACCTGTGTCAGCAGCCAAGCCAAGTGGTAATGCCCAAGACATCTTGGCCATGATCCGCGCTCGTCAAAACAAGCAGTAATTGAAAATTAGCCTGGGTGGCAACACCTGGGCTAAACAATACACATGAATTTTTCTTTAGTATTTGATAACTCCGGCGATACTCTGCCTTTCAAGGTCAAGTATAATCATGAATTGTTTGAATTTTTTATAGATCAAACAAATGAAAAATCACAAAATGCGTTTTCCAACGATCAAGAACTTTACAAAAATGTAGATTCAAAGTTAACACACTTGCATTGGGCAATATCAAAGACAAATGAGACGTTGTATGATCTGACAGGACAATCATTCAATCAACATACCAATTTAGAAAATTATCTAGATCAGGAGTTTCTTAACAAAGAACATTCGGATTGGGTGTTTTCTCATGATCATGACATTGACATTGATACACTGAGATTCAGTAGTAACATGCGTCAATCTAAAATTGGTAGCAAGTTGCATGAATTATATCCTGATGAAATTAGAGTTATTAAAACTGCCCCAGCATTGGAAAAATTAGGATACTTGTATGCTTTTAGAGAAGTAAACATGGGCATACATCGATTGGAGCATAGCTTTAATCACTTAGAATTCAAAGCTGATGAAAAATGGGATGTGTTTAAAAATCCTTGTCAAGATACTATGGTCACTAACAATGACATAGTAAATTTTTCTTTTGGGTACACATACGTGGGTCGGCAATACTATAATAAGTTTAGATTTTTTGATACAGAATTAAAATGTCCAGATCATTACAATTATGAAAACTTAGAATTTGCATTCCAGCTAAATTTATCAATGCCAGAAACTGTTCCTTTCAGTACCGAGGCCACTCAGTGGGCAGAGAAGATGGGAATCAAATTAGTGGCAGAGCAGATTCCAATTGCAAATGTAGTTGACTTGGAACACAAGTTGTTTGATTATAGAAAAATTTTATATCGTAATTCTCGAGATAACAATCGAGTAAAAATTGTTAAACATTAAAAAGGCATATTATGGCAAAACCATTTGACGTAAGCAAGTTCCGCAAGGAAATCACCAAATCAATCGACGGCCTGTCGATTGGTTTTAATGATCCAACAGACTGGATCTCAACAGGCAATTATGCACTAAACTATCTGATCTCAGGAGACTTCAATCGTGGTATTCCACTGGGCAAGGTAACTGTGTTTGCTGGAGATTCTGGTGCAGGTAAAAGTTATATCTGCTCAGGCAACATTGTGAAAAACGCACAAGAGCAAGGTATCTTTGTGGTGCTGATTGACAGTGAAAATGCACTGGATGAAGACTGGCTCAAAGCACTTGGTGTTGACACAAGTGATAGCAAATTGCTCAAGTTGAGTATGGCCATGATTGATGACGTTGCTAAAACAATTTCTACATTCATGAGCGACTACAAGGCCTTGCCCGATGGCGAGCGGCCCAAGGTCATGTTTGTGATTGACTCTCTAGGCATGTTGTTAACTCCCACAGACGTCAACCAATTTGATGCAGGTGACATGAAGGGTGACCTAGGCCGTAAGCCCAAAGCACTCACAGCACTTGTGCGTAACTGTGTGAACATGTTTGGTTCATACAATGTAGGCTTGGTTTGTACCAACCACACATACGCCAGTCAGGATATGTTTGACCCAGATGATAAAATTAGCGGCGGTCAAGGTTTCATTTACGCCTCATCAATTGTTGTGGCCATGAAGAAGATGAAGCTGAAAGAGGACGAGGACGGCAACAAGATTACTGATGTCATGGGCATCCGTGCCGGTTGCAAAGTAATGAAAACACGCTATGCCAAACCTTTTGAAGGCGTACAAGTTAAGATTCCTTACACAACAGGTATGAGTCCTTACTCAGGATTGACTGACTTAATTGAGAAAAAAGGCTTGCTCAAGAAAGAAGGCAACAGCCTGGTATTCACCACAAGCCATGGTGAAATTATCAAGAAGTTCCGCAAAGGATGGGAACGCAATGATGACACCTGTCTTGACACTGTGATGAAAGACTTTGGAAACATCAAGGAAGAGGTAAGTACCGGCGAGGAGGAAGCAGAATGAGCGAAGCAATAGCAGCAGAAATTTGGGGCGAACTCAAACGATTTGTAAACACAGTTGATCGCAACGAAGCAGCAGAGACGGTGGTACAAGTTTTAATGGACAATGATAGTGACGTTGAGGATATTCGTAATGCATTCAAAGGCGATACTGATATCAAACGAGCACTTACAGCGTATCTTGACAACGACAAAGACTACACAGAAGACGAAGAAGAAGATCCTGAAGAAGAGGATCCCAATGAAGACGACTGGGAAAACTAATGGCCAACTCTACACTGCAAGGTTTTTATTGTAGTGAAAAGTTTACTTGGTTGTCTGTTGATCTTGAGAAACGTCAATCTTATTCCTGTTGTGCAGTAAAGCCACATGCAATTAATTTGGATTGGGTAAAAAACAATCCAGGGCAATTGTTTAACACACCGCATTTGATTGACGAACGTCAAACTATGTTAGCCGGACAACCAGTGGCTAGTTGTCAAGGCCCGTGCTGGCAACCAGAAAGCCAAAATATAACCAGTCGTAGAATGTTGTATTCAACCCAAGAAAAATTGTTCAATTCGGCACAAGTATCGGCTCCTGAAAATTTGCATATCATGTTAGGATCAACTTGCAATATGACCTGTTCATATTGTTGTAAACAATACAGTTCTGCTTGGACACGAGATCTCCAAGAGAATGGACCATACACTGATCAAGATAGATTTCGAATTTTTCCAATAGACAAAATTTTAACTAAAATTAGTCAGACTGAACATCAGACCAGTGTTGGCTATCTTTCTCTGATTGAAGAAATTGAAAGTCTTCACACTACTGATTGTGTGTATTTGACCGGAGGAGAAACTTTCCTTTACAACAATTTTGCAGAGTTTGTTAATAGGATTAGTGCGAACAACAGAGTTAAAATTTTTACAGGCATGGGAGTCAACCCAACTAGATTTAAATCGCAGTTGTCAAAACTGATCAATCGTGATCGAATAACATTAATTGTGAGCGCAGAAAACTGCAACGATCTCTACGAGTTTAATCGGTTTGGTAACACCTGGCAAAATTTCAATACTAATCTTGCTGAAATTGAAAATCAAAAGTTTGATTGGTATTTTTCATCTGTGATTAGTAATTTGACCATATTTGGATTTGTTGAATTTGCAAAACAGTTTGAAGGTCGCTATATTAAATATGAATTTTGTAGTGATCCAGATTTTCTAAATGTCAATGTACTTGATGCTGCAAGTAAAGATCTTGTGATTGACATGTTAAACAATAGCAATATTGAATTCAAAGATACGTTGATTAGTTCAATCACTGCTACCACTACAGAACAAAATAGAGAACAATTGTCTTCATATCTCAATGAGTTTGCTCGTCGTCGTAAGTTAAATCTTGACATTTATCCAAGTACCTTTGTGCAATGGGTAACCCATGCCCAAAATAATTAAAATACAACCAGTTGCCCCAGTGTTCAGTATAACCTGGAACATTGGCACTAGGTGCAACTATGATTGTATGTATTGTCCAACATCGTTGCACGATAACTATTCTGAAAACTCATCGTTGGCAGTATTGCAACAAAGATGGCAATCTATCTATGAAAAAACTCATCAGCGAAAATTAAAATACAAAATCAGTTTCACTGGTGGCGAGGTCACTGCCAACAAGCAATTTTTACCACTGGTTGAATGGTTGAGAACACAATACAACACTTACATTGATCAAATTCTATTAACTACCAATGGCAGTGCTAGTTTTCAGTACTACAAAAAAATATTTGCCTGTGTAGACAATGTATCTTTTAGTTTGCACAGTGAACACGTAAATGAACAAATATTTTTTAATAAAATTATAAAATTACATCAACATTTAGAATCAGGCAAACACTTGCATGTTAACATCATGAACGAATTTTGGAATCAAGCCCAAATTGAAAAATACGTAACGCTGTTGAACAAACATGCAATCAGTCATTCTATCAATACCATCAACTACTCGGCACAAACACGGTCGTATCCAATCATGAAAGGTAAACTAAATCTTGGAATTAACTAATCATCAGTATTATAATTGTTATGTGCATTTAGACAATGATCAAAGTTTTTTAATGGATGCCAATTGGTTGCACAATAACAATTTGGATCAATGGCAAAATTGGCAATGTCATGCTGGCCTTGACAGGATTCATATCAGTCCTACTGGCAACGTATACAGTGGTGAATGCCAAAATGACTTGCTGGGACACATTGATCAAGATTGGCAGTTGTTTACGCAACCAACTGTGTGTCAGCAAATTACCTGTACAGGTTGTACAGACGATTTAATTATAGAAAAACAAAATGTGGTATAGTCGCGTTGTTGCTAGTTTAGATGCTATCCCAGACTTTATAGTCCACTACGAGCGTGAAATAACTGACGCTAAAAAAGACTGTCGCATTGCTGGAATTGTTGAAAAAAACATAACAGCACTTCCGGGCATTACTGAGTTTAGATACAACCAGCTACAAGAGATTGAAGCTGTGTTGAACTATCTCAATATCCAATTGCGCAAAATACGTAGAAAACATTTCCAAAAGTATCTTGAAGGCTATGCCCGTGCGCTCACCAGTCGCGATGCAGAAAAGTATGTGGATGGCGAAGATGAAGTGATTGATTACGAAACCATAATCAACGAAGTAGCATACCTGCGCAATCGTTGGCTGGGAATCATGAAGGGGCTAGATACCAAACAGTGGCAAATGGGGCATATTGTGCGTCTAAGAACTGCAGGCATGGAAGATATTACAGTATAACATGAAACTAATACTAGGACCCTGTGCGATCGAAAGCAGAGAGCATGCAATGATGATGTGCGAGCACATTCTCAATGCTATACAAGGCTTTGATGTGAGCTTTTACTACAAAAGCAGTTTTGACAAAGCTAATCGCACCAGCATTGCTGGCTCACGTGGAGTGGGTCTGAGCCAAGGCGCGGACATTTTGCAAGAAGTGAGAGAACGGTTTGGTGTCAAAACATTAACTGATGTGCATGAGACTTGGCAATGCGAGCAGTTAAAACACTCAGTGGATGTGTTACAGATACCTGCGTTTTTATGCAGACAGACTGATCTGTTGTTGGCAGCCGGTGCAGCGGTACACTCTGTAAACATCAAAAAAGGACAGTTCTTGGCGCCCTGGGACATGAAAAATGTTATTGACAAACTGCCAGACAACGATGTATGGATAACTGAACGTGGCAGCAGTTTTGGCTATAATACTCTGGTAGTAGATTATCGTGGCCTGGTAACCATGCGAACTTGGGGCCGGCCTGTGATCTTTGATGCCACACATTCTGTTCAGCAGCCCGGTGGCCGTGGCAGCAGTTCAGGCGGTCAGCGTGAATTCATATTACCCCTGGCCAGAGCCGCGTGTGCAGTAGGAGTAGATGGTCTGTTCATGGAGACACACAACAATCCAGACCAAGCCTTGAGTGACGGTCCCACACAAATTCCAGTGTGCGATTTAAGACAAATTTTGCAAAACGTATTGTCCTTGCAATCTGCATAAATCATTACATGCAACTATAACATGTACAAAGAACTTTTATCCAAGTGCAATTTAGCGCATGATTTTGTGGCCAAGTACCGGCCCCAGCGCCCGGTAAATTGGGGATGCGCCAATGGAAAAATATTAGCAAGATCAAATTGTTCTAACAAGAAAATGAAGTCGATGATGATTTGTTAGTATAAGTATCTGCATGAAAATCGTACTTGTAACAGGCGGCTTTGATCCGCTACACTCTGGACATATTGCTTATTTTAAAGCAGCCCGCACACTGGGCGACATGTTAATTGTAGGGCTCAATTCTGACGACTGGCTCACACGCAAAAAAGGTCGACCGTTTATGCCATGGACGGAACGATTGTGTGTGATAAACAATCTTGCCATGGTAGACGAAGTGTACACATTTGATGATGCGGATGGCTCAGCCAAAGAATTTATCCGCCAGGTACGAGCACACTATCCTGATGCGACCTTGGTATTTGCCAACGGAGGCGATCGCACTGACAAAAATATTCCCGAAATGGATGTGGTAGATGCCAATTTAGAATTTGTGTTTGGCGTAGGCGGCGAGGATAAAAAGAATTCCAGTTCGTGGATTCTTGAAGACTGGAAAAAACCCAAGACCACACGAGCCTGGGGATACTATCGTGTGTTGCACGAAGTTGGTGCCAACACCAAACTCAAAGAACTCACTGTCACACCCAAAACTTGTTTGAGCATGCAACGGCATGACAAGCGAGCAGAGTTTTGGTTCGTGGCCGAGGGCGAAGCCACAGTGTACACACTAGATTCCAGCACAGACAGAGATCTTAAAGATCATATGACCATACATGAATCATGCTGGATCAACCGCAACGAGTGGCACCAACTGTGTAACGAAACTGATCGCCCACTCAAATTAATTGAAATACAATTTGGCGAAGATTGCGTAGAAGAGGACATTGAAAGAAAATGAAAGCTGGAAAAATATGGGGGCAAACCGAACTGCTAGAAGCCAACGGGGTGTTAGAATTTCACAGGATAGAAGCTCAAGCAGGCGGCGTCTGTTCCAAGCATAAACACAAGTTCAAATGGAATGGATTTTTTGTTGAGTCTGGTGAATTGATTATCCGTGTTTGGAAAAATGGATACGACCTAGTAGACGAAACTGTGCTCACAGCAGGACAGTACACTAAAGTTGCACCCGGTGAATATCATCAATTTGAAGCAGTGCAAGATACCATAGCATTTGAACTGTATTGGGCAGAATTTGATCATAGTGATATTGAACGAGAAACTGTTGGCACAGTTAAATCAAAACGATGACACTAAAAATTTTTATTGGATGGGACAGCAGAGAACCTGAGGCTGCGGAGGTCTGTGAGTATAGCATTTTAAAACACGCTACAGTACCAGTGAAAATTCATTTTCTTAAACAAGAAGAACTACGTGCTCAAGAGATTTACACTAGAGAGATAGATCCTCAAAGTTCTACAGAATTTACATTCACTAGATTTTTGGTTCCTTATCTTTGTGGCTATCAAGGAAATGCCGTATTTGTTGATTGTGATTTTTTGTTTGAACATGACATCAGAGAATTATTTGAATGTGCAAATGATAATGCAGCAGTTTCTGTAGTACAACACGATTATCAACCGACCAACACTATAAAAATGGATGGCAAAACACAATATCAATACCCAAGAAAAAATTGGTCGAGTTTGATGTTGTTTAACTGTGCGCATCCTGATTGCCAGACACTGACTCCTGAAATTGTTAGTTCGCAGACTGGTGAATTTTTACATAGATTTGCATGGACTGGTTATGCAATTGGAAGTCTCGACAAGACTTGGAATTGGTTGGTAAATTGGTATCATGAGCCACAGGATGGCAAGCCAAAGGCTATACATTACACAGAAGGCGGTCCGTGGTTTCCAAATTACGTTAAAACTGAATATGGGGGTAATTGGATTCAAGCGTACAACGAACTAACGCCGACTCCGCTACCGCTATCTCATGTGTTTGACATGATACCGCCAAGTGTTAAAACATTATTTGATGACATTCTCAAATATCGAGTTGACCCTGCTGGAACATATTATGGCATAACACTAGAAAACGTAGTCGATCAGGTAAAACAGTTGGACAACAGCGCAGCAGTGGCAATCGGTACAGAAGAAAAAGATACAAAATTTGAAAGGAAAGGCAAGATGTATGATCCATTTTTACAAAGTTTTATATTAGGATCGGGTGGACAAATTTCTAACTGGGAAAAACACAGCACCAGCACGATACCGGCTGTGTTTAGAGGCATAACTAAACGCAAAGAAATGCTTATCTGTTGCCAACAACAAAGAGATTTTTATTATATCGATACCGGTTATTTTGGGAATGGGCGTAAAAAAATCTACCATAGAATTACAAAGAATGATGTACAAAATTTTGGCCCCATAATTGATAGACCAGGCAATAGACTTGAAACCACTAACGTACAATTAAGAAAATTTAGGGGAGGTACTAATATATTACTGGCACCCCCTAGTCAAAAACTATTGAATCTCTACGACATCAATCTTGAAGAATGGTTAGCACAAACACAAGATGAAATTAAAAAACACACAGACCGCCCTGTCGTGACCAGACTCAAACAAGGTCGTAGTACTAGAGTCAATGACGATACTATGGAGATGGCTTTAGATCGGGATGTGCATTGCCTTGTGACGTTTTCCAGTATTGCAGCAGGCGAAGCATTGTTGTTAGGCAAACCAGCTATCACACTAGGGCCCAATGCTGCCGCAGCATTATGCAGTCAATCATTGAGCGAAATAGAAAATCCAAAAATACCCACGCTGGATGAAGTTGCTGCCTGGGCAAGACACATTGCTTATTGCCAATTTACCGAAGCAGAAATGCGTGACGGAACTGCTTGGGCAATACTAAACGACCATGTATGACGTTGTTGTTTATCTAAGTTCATTGCAAAAACAAAGCCCGGGTAGAAAAGTTGATACCCTGATAGCATTTGCCGATGGCGCACGATCGCAAGGTGCCAAAGTGCATGTGGAAACACAAAACAAATACATACCGTCAAAATTGGCAGTGATATTGGGATGGGCTAGTCCCGAACAACACTCACCCAACATAAAACTACGAGCACACATAATACAACAACAACAGCAGTTGGGCAATCATACCATGTGTATAGATGCAAATTGTTTTAAATTTGCAGATAGCGACAGTTTGTATCTACGCTACAGCATAGGCAGTCCTTTTTACGACACCGGTAACTATGCCAATGAAAATTCAGATTCATACAGATGGAATCAACTGTCAACAGATCTCGCAGTAGGTGTACATGCCTGGCGCTCAACTGGAAATTACATACTATTACTCATGCAACGAGATGGTGGTTTTACCATGAAGGGGTTACATCCACTGGCCTGGGCCGAACAAAAAATAAAACTCATACAGCAACTGACTGACATGCCTATTGTGTTACGTCCTCACCCGGGAAAAGTGTCTGATCCCACCCCATTGGTACGACCAGGTGTCACAGTGAGTAATTCAATCCACCGCTCTTTACTTAAAGATTTGAAACATGCCGCTGGCGCTTTTGTGTTTAACAGTAGCAGCGGAGTTGCTGCAATATTGCACGGAGTTCCGTTGTGGGTAGATGATTCTAGCAGTGTGTGTTGGCAGGTAGCCAACACCAATGCCAACACAATCCACAACCCTGCAATGCTTGATCGCACACAATGGTTGAATGATCTAAGTGCTTGTCACTGGACCGACGCGGAAAGTCGGCAAGGCTTAATTTACAAAAAATTCTTACCTTACCTTGTTTAGTAGGTCTGGGCTGTGCTGTGGCAATGCATTAACATTGTCTTTGGTGTTTTCAAGACTGGCGGTTCTTGCACGTAACTCACTTGAACTGTACACATGTGATCTTTTGTGATAGTGTAATTCTATGCTGTTGTCCATGCACCATTGTTTGCCTGTAAAATCCCTGTCAATATATTCATCACTGAGGAATCTAACGTGTATGGTTTGGGTTTGCAACATCTGCATTAAATCAAATTCTGTATCGTACACCAAAATTTCATCCACATATCGACAGGCTTGTAACTGTACATAACGTTCGTATGTGCTTTGTACTGGTTTGTTTTTGATGCCTGGCCGATCAAGAGTAGGGTCTGTTTGCAGTGCCACAATCAAATAGTCGCACAGTTGTTTTTCCATTTTTAACATTGTGACATGACCAGCATGTAACAAATCAAAACTACTACAGTTAAATCCTATTTTCATATTTTGTACCAATCATTGCACGTGGTATTGCTATATCTAAACCACCAATATAAATCGGGCCCAGTCCAGTTTTTGGGATTGTTCTGCTGAAATCTCTGGCCTAATTCTACGCTGGTGGCATAATATTTGCTGAGTTGATTCATTGAGTTGCTATAAAATTCTTGATTGGATCAATTAGTTCCGTTTTTAGTCCGTCATAGATTCTTTGCTTATTGTAAAACAGCAAATGATTATGCTCAATACGATTCAAAGTTTCCGTGTCGTATGGACACTTTTCGTAGTTGGATACGTTATCAAGTATGAGTGAAATTTTCTTTTGAAGATCAGATTCGTCATCATAACTTTCATCAAACAAGTTGTCATATGTAACAAATCCTTGCGACTTAAGATAAGTTAATATTCCTGTCTTGCCTAGCACCATAAAAGGATGCCGGAATCCAATGGGTTTGTAAATTTTTTCACTTAACAACACAGACGCCCATTCCCATGATCTTGCACTTTCAAGCACTACAGAAAAACAAGTAGTATCATACCAATCAGGATTTGATTGTCGATGCCATATCAGTCCTGGAATAGGGTTGTCATGCGGCAATACAATACCCTTTTGAGTACAACTATACAAAGCATCAGATTCTAACCAAGGGGCTGCGGCTTCTAAAAAATCAAGTCGCCAAGATCTTGCATGTCCAACCAGGCAAAGGAATTTTTTGTCGTAAGTTCGGGTAGGCACATATTCATAAAACTTGTATTGCTGCCAATGGAGACTTTCATTGTACCATAAAAAATTAGGAACAAAAGCAATTCCTTCCACTGGTTCTGCATGATAACTTCCATAGAGATAAAAGTGATTTGGATTTTTTAATTTAGCATGTAATTTTCCGTACTTGCCACTGTAACTTTCCCACGTGACATCCACAATCAACCGTTTATCCACAAATTTTTCTCTATGCTCTTCTAATAGATACTGTCTTGCGCCCATCACAAATACAGTATCTTTATCGTAAGTTTTATCGTCAGCATAGTGTTCGATAACAAAATTATCATCAACTATTTGTTGGAACCACTGGGAATGAAAGAAAGATTCCGACTGATATGGTGAATGATATATGACTAATTTTTCTTTGGTGTTCATTTACTGCTTTATTTATATGCAACAACTCTACTGTCTGACAATGTTTTTCTATATTTGGGATCTTCAACAATTGTTTTGCTGTATCCATTTTCTTGGTACAGCAAACACATGCTTTCAGCACTGTATCCCCACTTGTGTAACATGGCTATATCTTTGTATCTTCTCATATTTCCGTATATGCCCGTGGTGGCTCTTTTCTGAATTTTTTTATTAGTTGAATAAATTCTACTAGGATCCGCTACAATAAATTCGCACATTTTTAACAAGTCTGGCCACTCAGTTGATACAAAGCCATCGGGTTTCAAAATTCTATGCCATTCTTGGATCATTGCTGGAACCTCACCTGGTGGTATGTGTTCGATAACATGAACTGTTAGTATTTCATCCACTGAATTATCTGGAATAGGATACAGATCAGTGATATTGTGTATGGTCACACCAGGTTGTCCCGCACAGTAATCTCCATCAACATTGGTCCACCCATCGTAAAGATTTGGCCCACATCCTAAGTGCAACTTGATCGGAAGTTGTTGTTGCAGTAGTTCATGTATTTTTTGTTCAAGCATGAGTTTTTTCCTTTAACAAAAGTTTAGGGTTTGCGGCAATTCCAAAAAAGTAAAGGTCAGAAGATATTTTATTCTCAGAAAATTCGTATTTAGAAAATGTTTCATCAAAATTTATGTTGTTTCTAAAATCTTCTTCGGTCAAATTTTTATAATAATCCCAACCGTTGGCCACAGTTAACGGGCTTTTATTAGGTGAGGTCCTGGATGTTCCGTGCTCTTTTCTTCCCGTGGTAGCACAAGTCATCACTATAAGTCCTGTGGGTTTGCACATTCTATACATGTTTTCAAAAGTTTCTACCCAATAAGGGTTATGTTCAAAGCACTCGCAAGAAATCACAACATCGTAACAATCTGGCTCGCCGGGAAAATTTTGTCCTTCGCAGACGACATCGACACCGTTACCTTCACCAACATCAATTCCTGTATAATCACAATCTTCAAAAAATGTTCTCACACTGCCATTGATATCTAAACTACCAACTTCCAACACTTTTGTATTTTTAAAATAATTAAGATAGTTATGTTTAATTGTACTCACATATTCCATTTGCAACAAGTGTGCCATCATATTCCCTTTGAATTTAGTTGTTTTTCAACTTCATCAATTAACTGTTTGCTCAACACCCGGGCTGAATAGTTTTGTTCCACGTATTGTTGTCCTTTTGTAATCTTATCAATTACTTGGTCAGGGTTTGCTCTAGCCCATTTGATACCTTCGATGTAGTCACCCTGCCATGTGTATGGAGCAAACTCTTCGTAACTGGCCAAGGGGGTGGTAATCACAAATCTGCCCGAGATCAAACTGTCAATCACACGATTTGCGCTTTTGGTGTCAGTTCTTGGATTATCTGTTTGCACAGGCATCAGCACAATGTTGCACTGTTCTAACAATTGTCCTTGTAATTCCCATGTCCACTCTTTCATGTTTACACGCTCAAAATTTATACCAGTTACTGATCCTTTTCGTTGCCTTAACTGAAATTTACTAAGAACCCTATCAGTCTTTGCACTGACCATGGTATAAAAATAATTGCATACTTCTTTTTCTAGTCGTTGCCATATTTCTAATATAGGTAAAAACTTAAAACTGCTTTGAGAACCAAACCATAACAAGTTGATATCAGTGCCAGGAGAAAAAGTAGGAGGTAATTTGGGACGCTCAAACGGGTCCGGCATTACAATACTATCTCTCCCAGTGTGTGTTTTTACACTTACTCCCATCTGAACACTGTTGACTGATACCAAATTGGCAGCCAAACAACAAGGTGCGTATTCTTGTTTTTCATCAAATTTGTTGTCGCAAAGATCATACACTGTTTGAGCGCCAAGTGCCCGGGCCTGTTCTATTGTGTGTACTTGTGAGCCTTTGAGAAATATTATCAAGGTGTCTGCATCTACCTCAGACCAGTCAGTGAGTATTTTTGCATCGTAACCTTGAGCAGCCAAGGCAGCACAGGTAACGTCACCACGCAGTCTGTGACTGGCTCGTTTAATTTTGTAAGCATCGCTAAAGAATCTTATTTTCATGGCCATCCCATAATCCAATCATCTCTAATTTGATCTAACTTAATCATACCCCATGATTCCAACAATGCTATGGCAGCAAATTGTCCATAGTCCTTGCTGTAAGCGTCATGTGGTTTTTGTTCTACAACCATAATAGGCCTCCAACGTTTTACAGTTTGTTCTGCACCTTGCAACACACGGTATTCGTATCCTTCACAGTCTATCTTTATGTAGTCTACATCTTCCATGTTTAGGTTATCAAGTTTTACCACTTGCACATTGCCAGTGCCCAGTGTGTTTGGATCCAAGTGACTGTGTCCTGTATTGCCTTCTGTGATGATCATTGTGGCAAGAGTGTCGTGATCGCCTAATGCTAGTGGACTGATAAAAAAGTTATCGCCTACTACGTTTTTTTCCAGGCACTCTCTAAACACAGCAACTGGTTCGAACGCAACAACCTTGGCAAAATTATCTACCAAGTCACGACTCCATAACCCCACATTAGCGCCAATGTCTAGTGCAGTTCTGCGTCTGGAACACAGTGCAATACTGCGATGTCGCACTGCAATTTGGTATTCCGGTGCAAGTCCTCGGTCAACGCTTTTCTTTAGCATCTTGGGGAAGTGTGTGTCAAAGTCGGGGAATTGCCATCCATAATGTTCACGCATTGTTTGTCTCCTGTAATATTCTTAGTGCAGTACCATCTAGCAGTTCTGAATTGTGAAACTGTCCATAGGCCAAGTGACATGCCCAAGCATAGATTTGATCTTGTTCAGGATACCACGGATTGTTAATATTAGATAAGTCAGTGTTACTGACCGGAATAGCAGCATTTGATGGTGCCAATACAAACGCTGGCACACCGGCCAGTATACTTTCTGTTGCTGCTATTGAATTAAAAGTTACCACGGCATGCACATCAGTCAGTGCTGATTGCAAGTCGCTGGCCACTCGTGCTTGGCGATTGGGATTGCGTTCACGCATGACAATTTCTCGATCAGTGTGTTGCTTGATTGTGGCAATAGTTTGATCAATCCATTCTGTGCGATTGATGTTGTAAAACACACAGGGCTTTTCATCCGGTACTGCCAGTAATATTTTACTGCCATATTGGCGTACAGGCATGGCGATACCATGGCGTTGCCAACGATCAGCAGGCCTTGGTATTACCTCACTGTGTTGTAAATTGTTCCGCACAACTCTATGCCATTGTTTCCATCCATGTGGATTTTGAAGATTTGGCCTATTGCCAACATATCCTGAATCCATGTACCAAAAAGGTCTTTGATCTGACCAGCATTTTTTGATAATCTTGTGTTTCATGATGCCACGGATCACCAGTGGAGCGTCACTATCTTCGTAGTGCCATGTTTCCAATTCTGTTGGCACAGAACCTGATCCGCGAGCAAACATTTCTATGTACTCGTCAGAGTTTTTCTTGTTTAGAAATATCCAGTTCATTGCCAATATGCTTCTTTGCGTTGAACTTTTAGGTCTGTAGCAGGACTGCGCCCTGTGGTTTTGCGCTTGCCTTTGAGATGATCCAAATATGCACCCCAATCCGAATTGATCAAGGGATGCCCTTCGCCGGGACTGTTAAATTTGCTGGGTCTAAGATCACCTAACTTTGCTGCCCAGTCAAATTCAATTAATCCAGGAATGTTTTTTCTTACTGCATCAAACACAAAACTGTCATGCCACTCATCCAACAAAAAGATACCGTTGTCTGCGTCATCATACATGCGTTGAAATTCCCGAAGAAATCGTGTTATTCCTTTGGTACCCAGTTTCATTGAGTAAAGTCCGCACTCACTGAATTTTTTGCGGCGGCCTAGAAAACACAACTCATACTGTGGTTCACACAGTCTATCTAAGTCTTCCGTAGTAATCTTGCTGTGACACACAGTATCAGCATCCATCCATATCAGCACATCTGTGCTAACATTTTGAGCACAATGAAAAATGCTGTATGTTTTGTGGGCAAATCTAATAGCATTCCATTTGAATCCTTTAGTAGAATCTTTTCTCTGACTGCGAATAGGGTCATCCAAGATATCACCGGTTGCTTTGGGCACATGTTGCCATCGTTGTTTGAACTCAGTGAGACTAGACACAACGGAGATGTCACGTACTACAATATTAACCGCAGATTCATTTACAGTGCAATTTTCAGTATACACAATCAACTCAACCTCTTGCGGCCAATTTTGCAAAAATGTCTGGATCATGCGTTGGCCGTACTTTGCATAACCATCCGCGTTGAAAGTGGTAATTACAGTGTATTTCATCTCACGTACTTATGATCAATAACATAGCCTATTTTCCTTCTCAGTGTGCTCAAAACAGCAGACCCATAATGAGTGCGGTACTGGATCTCTTGCAATCACGGGGCATACAAACACAAGAAAACTCCATGACGTCTGATGCGGCTGTGATCTGGTCAGTGCTGTGGGCAGGACGTATGGCACCAAATCAAGCAGTATACGAGCATTATAGATCACAAAACAAGCCAATTGTAATAATCGAAATAGGTGCGCTGTATCGTGGCAATACTTGGAAGATAGCAGTAAACAACATTACCTCACAAGGCTACTATGGCCATTTGGAAAATTTAGATTGGGACAGACCAGCCAAACTAAAAATCAGTTTGGCCACCCAAATTGGTTCCAAACCCAACATTATCATTGCTGCACAACATGATCGCAGTCTTCAAATTGCCGGCATCAACATGACTGATTGGATCAACAACACAATTGGTATTCTTAGAAACAACACAGATCGACCCATTACCATACGCCCGCATCCACGCTGTAGATTGATGTTAGGCAACTTACCATCAGGTGTGAGTGTTGAGCCTCCAAAAAAACTAGCCAACACATACGACAGTTATGACATGCACTTTGATTGTCATGCTGTGGTAAACTACAATTCTGGTCCAGGCATACAAGCAGTCATTGCAGGAGTGCGTCCAGTTGTGGATATGACCAGCTTGGCATATCCTGTAGGGGTTGGATTTAGTGACATTGAGCAACTTTATAAAACAGATAGAGATCTTTGGCTTAGACAAATTTGTCATACTGAATACACTGTAGAAGAACTACAAAGAGGTACATGGCTAAAAAGAATTGCCCCTGCATTAGAAGGCTCAACATGACCTGGCTTGAACACTACCGTAAAACTTATTATCCTTTGCTAAATCCCGACCCATTAGAAAATACTGGAATTTTGCAAACTGGCATGTACAAACGAGATGTTGGATTTGATATAGCATTTAGACTGTTGCTCAATCAACGTCAACAAAATTTTTCTATCATTGAGACTGGTACCCTAAGAAATCCTGGGCAATGGAAAGATGGACAAAGTGCTTGGTTGTTTACTGAGTTTGTGATGCACTATGGCGGAACTGTTCGATCCGTAGATATTGATCCAAACGCCTGTAAAAATGCATCCACTGCCTTGCCTGTCGAGCAATTTTCAGTGGCATGTGCAGACAGCGTGAGTTGGCTAACACAACAAACAGACCTTGAGTCAGTAGATTTGTTTTATTTAGATTCTTGGGATGTAGACTGGGCTGATGACACTGCCAGTGCCCAACATCACCTAAAAGAATTTCTTACAATTGAACCACATTTAAAATCAGGTGCAGTGGTAGTGGTAGATGACAACAGTCGTTGGTGCCACAGTTATAAACGCACGGGCAAAGGTCGTGCAGTGTTAGAATACCTTGAAAGCAAAAATCATTTGCCAATCTACGACGAGTACCAAATTATCTGGCAGTTTTAAATGTCAAAGAAGAATCAAACCCGAACTGACCAAATGATTGACTGTGCATGTGTTATTCACGGGACTGGTTATGACTGGATATATGTTGAAAGACTGTATAACATGTTGAATCGACGCCTGAGCGGTGGTTGCAGAATGCATGTATACACAGAGCATGACCGGTCAGTACCACCGCACATGATCAAACATTGTTTGGAAGATTGGATAGGCATCAGTGGCCCTAAAAAATCTTGGTGGTACAAAATGCAGTTGTTCAATCCCGAACACTATTCAGGAGATCTGCTGTATTTTGATTTGGATGTTGTGATCAATGGAGACATAACATGGATCACACATCTTGACACAGAAAAGTTCTGGTGTATTAAAGATTTTAGGTATCTGCAAAAAGAAACATTTTCTGGAATTAACAGCAGTATCATGTGGTGGAATGTAGAACGCTATCAGCATGTATGGGAAAAATTTAAAGCAGAGGACGTGACCAAAGTTGTACGGCAGTATCCCGGCGATCAAGACTATCTCAATGCCACAATTGACTACAACACTCGACGGTATTTTGACGTAAAAAAAATCAAAAGTTATCGTTGGCAAATTGCAGATGGCGGAATTGCGTTTCCCATGCGAGTGACGCGTAGTCCGGGTGCCGGCGCCATAATTGATTCTGACACTTGTGTGATAGTGTTTCACGGCCAGCCCAAGCCTGCGGAAGTAACTGATCCAAAAATTAAAGAACTTTGGAAATGATAAATATAATATAGGAGAGTAACATGACAAACAGAACTCTGCAATTTTGGGGTGGCGGATCCGCCATTGGCGGAACTGAGCCAATTTCAATAACTGCTAATATAAACAATAGCGTTGTGTATTCTGGCACAATTCCAACAGACTACACTACTGACCCTTCAAGAGTGCCCGAAGATCAAGTACTACTGTTCACCTGCGAAATACCGATGAATCTTGCCGGAACTTATCCAATGGCGATTTATCTTGATCATCCAGTGGGTGTAAGTGTGTTTTTTGAACAAATATACTCAAATTATATGGCTATTGTTAATTCAGTATACTCACCTGCTCAAGTTGAAATTTTAAAGTACGGACTTGTCAAATCAGATAAAGTTGAAATAATGATAGAATGTGCGGTGCCCCCATTGACACAAGGGGAAATTGCAATTTTAAATGAAGGAGATGATTTTTCAAATCCAATTCAACAAGATATCATAATTGCACACAATTTGATGGTGTACATTAGCTCTGGACCCGATGGGTGGCGGATACCTAATAACAGCAGTGATCAGAGATCAAATGTTGTTATCAATGGAGTTGCTGTTTCTCGTAATGTAGAGCCGGTAGGCACTTGGGGATGGATGGTAATGTTTGACGCAGAAACGGCAGGCTCTATCACATGTGATCTTAACCTGCTTGCTGGATATGAATGACATCTAATAGACAAATAAGTGCGGCCACCAAATTGGTGGCTTTTTTGTAAGTAAAAGCCAACACTAACGTAGTACTTGACCAATAATTCTCGTTTTGCTATAATTAGGACTTAGCAACAAGGAGTCTGCCATGGGTTACAAGGTTATTGAAGTTGATGCCATGCGTGAAAAATACGGTGCCCGTCCTGGACTGGAAGGCCCGTTCAACTTCTCCGGCAGAGTGTTGTATTATGACCCCAAAGAAGGCAAGTATTACTGCCCATCGAGCGACTTCTATGTAGAGCAAGAAGAAATGGATGCGCTCAACCAACAATTTTACAAAATCTTAAAAAGGTAATACTTTTGTTATACTTTGCTTATGGTATGAACACCAACCGTGAGGGTATGGCTCAACGCTGTCCGGGCGCACTGAGCTTGGGACATGCACGCCTGATTGATCATGCTTTCCGCTTTGCTGTTCACGCTGATGTGGTGCCATGCAAGGGTTCTTACGTGGACGGTGTGCTGTGGCGCATTGATCAGTGGCACTTGCACAGCCTGGACCGCTTGGAAGGCTTTCCGTGGTACTACAATCGTGGGCAATTTGCAGTGGAGCACCGTGACGGAGTGGTTGTTGCAGAGTGTTACTTCATGCAACCTGGCAACGAAACCAGCCTGCCCAACCAGAGCTATTTTGACATGGTGGTGCAGGGTTACGAGCAACATGGCGTGCCTACAGAACAAGTGTTTAACTCTGTATACGATAGTATTACATAACCCGCCAATTGATCGGGACTTGACCAATAAATGGCAATCTGCTACAATAGTGGCATACAAAGCAAAAAGGAATTATAAATGTATAGAGTAGACAATTTGTTGGTTTTTCGCAACATCCAAGCACTTGACAAATTCCTGCAAGAAAATCAAGGTAAAACTTTTGTAATAGAATATATTACCAGTTATACACTTGGTGATCCGATGGAACAATAAGGTTGACGAATAAATGCCAATTTGCTATAATACACACATAGACAGCAAAGTTCAACAGCACACTAAGGAGCCAACCATGAGTGCAATTCGTATCGTTCGCGGCGTTTACCGCAACAAGGCCGTTCAAAATCAAGTGTTCAACTTGGTGAGCGGGTTTCAAACTGGTGCCAAAGGTGGCTATGTCACCGTGCAAAATGATGGCACCTTTCCCAACTGCCCCGACAGCATCCGCGTCAAGGTAGAAAACATTTCAGACATTGAATACATTTCAGGAGAAACCGTGCAAGAAAACACTGTAAAGTTCAAGCCCACTGTGGTGGCAGAGACTGATGAGCAAGCCATGGATCGCATCCGTGAGCGTTTTGACATCCTGCATGAGATGACAAAGGCCTGCGTGAGTGGCGACATCCGTGCTATGATTGTGAGTGGCCCTCCTGGCGTGGGCAAGAGCTACGGTGTGGAGCAAGAGATTGACAAAGCCTGTTTGTTTGACAAACTGGCCAGCAAACGCCTTAAGGCAGAAGTTGTCAAAGGCTCAGCCAGCCCTATTGGCCTGTACAAAACTCTGTACAAATACTCAGATTCCAATTGTGTGTTGGTGTTTGATGACTGTGACTCAATCCTGTTGGATGACGTTGCTCTTAACTTGCTGAAGGGTGCCTTGGACTCCGGCAAGAAGCGTAAGATTTCCTGGTTGAGCGAGAGCCGTGTGTTGAGCTCCGAAGGCATTCCAGACAGTTTTGAGTTCAAGGGTTCGGTAATTTTTATTACCAACTTGAAGTTTGATACCATGCGTTCGCAGAAATTGCGTGACCACCTAGATGCATTGCAAAGCCGATGCCACTACTTGGACTTGACACTGGACACCATGCGTGACAAGGTCCTGCGCATCAAGCAGATTGCCAAGGACGGTGTGTTGTTTGCAGACTACGACTTTGACGAGTGTGTGCATGACGACATTATCAACTTCATGGACGAGAATCAAACTCGTCTGCGTGAGATGAGCCTGCGTATGGCGCTGAAGATTGCAGACTTGCGCAAGATGTCAGTGTTAAACTGGAAGCGCCTGGCAGAGACCACTGTTATGAAACCCGCAGGAGCCTAACATGTATGAAATTTGGGATGGTGATTTGTATCTGTACTCGGTGGATACTGAGTACGAAGCAGACGAACAGCGTGAGGCCGGCTTTACAGTTAAATGTTTAGAGTATTACGGAGCGTAACATGGAAAAATTTGCAGTGTTTGTTGGTGCAATTGTGATTGCCATTGTGGGAGTTCTGTTACTGAGTTTCTTACTGAGCTGGCCGGTATACATGCTGTGGAATGGGTGTTTGGTTGATGCAGTGACTTCTTTAAAAGAAGTCACGTGGTTGCAAGCCTGGGGTATCACTGTCCTGTGCGGCTTCTTGTTTAAGACAACAGTCAAATCAAAAGATTAACCCGGGCATTGGTTGGCTCCGGCCCGGGCTTTGTGGCAGGTACCCGTAAAACGGTACCTGTCTTTTTGAAGAATAAATAAGGCATGCAAATAGTGTTTTCAGACAATACCTCAGTAGAGATGATGCTACATTCAACTCCCCTTGCTGAATATTATCAAAAAACGTACAAACATCTGCAACATGTTTCTATTCCTTTTCGTGAATGGGATTCTCCTTGGTATTTGGTTAGAATTGGATATGAAGGATTGATTGATCAATTGTTTTTTATTGCCAAAAAGATCAACATCGACATTGACAGATCTCAATGCTTGTTGCGGGACCAAAATTATTTCAATTACATTCATGAAATTTATGAACGACAGTATAATGGCAACCCAGTGTGGCTAGATTTTCATGAACACATTCATATGTGTGAAAAATTTCATGAACCAAAACAAAAAATTCTACAAATTGATTACAGAGAAAAAGCTGGCATGTTGGAAAAACCATTTGTTCATGATTGGTTGAATCTTGCAACTACCAAAATCAGTGCAGGAGATGTGTTTGTAGAGTGGGCAGAATTGGGAAAAAATCCCTATTACTATTGGCACAACAATGAGTCAACTGATATCACTCGCATGTGTGAATTGATCAAACCTTGGCTAAAACTCAAACCTGCTTTGAAGATTGCAATGGAAGATGTTGACAAGTTAAAACATATTCATGTGTCTGACTTTGAACATTGGTGGGATCAACATCGGGCACCTTGGTGCAAGCATTATGGAATGACCACCTGGACTACTACTGATATTTTTTCTGCTATAGTAATTGGGCGAGTGCCAGAATACCAGACTATTGCCCAACAACTTAAAAATAATCAATATCCAATCAAGGTTAAACTTTAACGTTTGAACGGTTGAAATAATTTTGACTTTTTGTAGCAATAAGTATATACTGCTACAATGAAACGATGCACCATACAAATTCGAGATGAAGTAAACATCAAACTAGAGGGTATCGATCTGGATGTGCGCAAGGCCCTGGTCAATGCGTTTAAGTATGATGTACCTTATGCAAGATATCTACCAGCAGTGAGGCTGGGACGGTGGGATGGCAAAGTCAGTTACTTCCAATTGGGCGGTTCAACGTATACCAATCTTTTGCCAGAGATCATGCCCATCCTGGAACGCTACAACTACGATATCGAACTGGATGATCAAAGAGAATACTCTACTACATTTGAGTTTGCTCAAATTACAGAACAAACGTTTGCACACAAGACTTGGCCTAAAGGACATCCTGCAGAAGGACAACCCATCACATTGCGTGACTACCAGGTAGAAATTGTAAACAACTTCTTGACCAACCCACAATGCATACAGGAAGTGGCCACAGGTGCAGGCAAGACTATAATGACAGCAGCCTTGAGTGCCAGTATAGAGCCATATGGACGATCAATTGTGATTGTGCCCAACAAGAGTCTAGTTACACAAACTGAAAAAGACTATGTGAATCTTGGCCTGGATGTGGGTGTTTACTTTGGCGACAGAAAAGAACACGGACGTACACATACCATCTGCACTTGGCAGAGTTTGAATGTACTGCTAAAGAATACCAAGGCAGGTGTGGGTATCGCAACCATCCAGGACTTTATTGAGGATGTGGTGTGTGTGATGGTGGACGAAGTACACATGGCCAAAGCAGATGCACTCAAAACTCTACTGACCAGCGTGATGGCTAGAGTGCCAATTCGTTGGGGATTGACTGGCACAGTGCCCAAAGAGAAGTTTGAAAGCCAGGCATTGCTAGTGAGCCTAGGCCCAGTGATCAGCAAGCTCAGCGCCAATGAACTGCAACAACAAGGTGTGTTGGCGCAGTGCCATGTGAACATTGTGCAGTTACAGGATCATGTTGAATACTCCAACTACCAAAGCGAGCTTAAATACTTGTTGGAAGAGTCGGGCAGACTGGATGCTATGAGTGAACTCATACGCCATGTAAATGAAACAGGCAACACACTAGTATTAGTAGACAGAACTGAGTGTGGTCGACAGTTAGTAGAGAGACTGGGCGAACGTGCAGTGTTTGTGTCAGGCGCAACCAAAGCAAAAGATAGACAAGACGAGTATGACGAAGTGGCGGACAGCGTTGATAAGATTATTGTGGCTACCTATGGTGTTGCCGCTGTGGGTATTAATATCCCTAGGATTTTTAATTTGGTTCTTGTGGAACCCGGGAAAAGTTTTGTCCGCGTTATCCAAAGCATTGGACGCGGCATAAGAAAAGCCGAAGACAAAGACCATGTTCAAATCTGGGACATAACTTCAACCTGTAAATTTGCCAAGCGCCACTTGACCAAACGCAAACAATTCTACAAAGAAGCCAACTATCCTTTTACCCAAGAAAAACTAGAATGGATGAAGATAAAATGAAAAAGTTTTTTAGTTTGGGTGACAGTTTTATGACCACTGACTTTCCGGATGACAGCATTATCAGTTTCAGTGAACTGTACGCCCGACGTAGAAACTTCACTCATGTTAGTTTGGCTAGACCGGGCGCTACCAATTTTTGTATTCGTCTACAAATAGATCGTGCCATAAATGAACAAGCTGACTATATTGTAGTAGGACTTACCAGTTCAGATCGCTTTGATATTTCATTAGGCGTCCAGCACCAATTATATCAATTAGATAACATTGATTATCGCAACTATAAATGTGCTGCCGAACAACATGTAACCTCCAATGATGTAAAAGTAATTTCAGACACGTTTAACAATTTAATTGAAAAACAGCACACTGATTTACTAAGCGAGTCAACACTTACCGCACTTAAACATTATATTTCTTGCCTGCATAATCCTGCTTTACAATCACAGAAAGATTACTACATGATTTGTAATGGCTTGGAACAACTAAAAAAATCCAACATTCCTTTTGTATTGATTCCTGGATGGATGTCACAACATGAGTGGAACTGGGTTGATCGCGTATGGCCATTAACAGCCCAAACCCCTTATGCCATGCCGTACGGCCCATCAAATTGGGAAACACCAATTCGTTATACTGCAACACACAATCCTGCTTGGGCACACGAAGAGTTTTGTCAAATATTATTTGATCTTACATTAGATTGGACTTGACTTTTATGACAAAACCCTATACACTACAATTATGAGAATACTTACACTAGACAATGCCACTTACGATTTAGATCACCTGCCTGAAGAAATAGATGACATGCGTTTTGCTATATTAGACAATTCAAATCCAGCAGACCCAGACTATCATTTTATACCCTTAATCTTTTTGGAGAGCTTCAATGCTCCTGCTCTTGTGCTACGTATAGGGGAGCACACTATAAAGATGCCTATGGATTGGCAGATACTAATTGGTGAACCTGATGTAGGTGACTTAGAAGTGTTGCCACTCACATCAATCAACGATCGTGGATTTAAAGTATTCCAATTCAATCCACTGACCAGTTTCCGTCCCAGCTTTCCTGACATTGAAATCTTAGATGTGTATCACGAAGTGTCATGGTATGCACCCAAACTCAAGAATGGTCAACTGCTGGCTGTGCCTGTAAGTGACGGTGCAGACCCTGACTGTGTGTATTTTGTCAAAGACGTAAGCCGCAATTGCGAGATTGTGGACTACAACAAGGCTTGGTAATGATAATTCATTCGGCAGAAGACCAACATTTTAACAAGTGTAAATTTCTAAATGATAACTTTTTGTCAGTCATATGCGGCAACAAAGATGTGTTAGAAGTGGGTTGCTTTGATGGCTGGATTACTGAACTGGTAGTTCAACACAATCCAAAAAAATTAACTCTATTGGAGTCTAATAGTTTTTCATTGGATTTAATAAGAGAGAAATTTCCTCAAGCACAAGTAATCCACGGAGACATGCATAAAGATTTTGACAAAGTTGGTGCTGTGGATGTGGCGTTAATGTTAGGCGTGATATACCATAGTCCGGCGCCACTGCTAGTTATAGAAGAACTAGTAAATCACTGTAGGCCCAACGACGTTGTAATTGATAATCTAAGTCCTGCATTTGAATGGCGCAATGAACCATCAAATGTTCCTGGTATGAGATATACAACTAATGACATGAAAACTTGTAACATAGTTATCAATATTGATAATGAAATAATGATTACAACTTTTTATAATTTAGGGTATAGACTAATTACGCAGTCCCAATATCCTAATAATGCCCGAGGACCAGGTGCGCCAATTTTTCATTTCACAGTTAATAATTAAAACAGTGCAGGATTTTATAATGTATACCGAACCAGAAATATTTGAAATTATCAATCGCTTGGCCAGAGTATATCTGGAAAGTTATCCGGACGATCGTGAAGGACTAGAGCGATTCCTGCGATGGGCGCATTTGCAATACGGCTACCAGTATGGGAACCCTTAAACCAGGTGCCACATACATCTACGAACGCAACGGTAATGAAGTGTATGCCCGAGAGTTTGGTGCTGACCCTGCTGATCGTAAGTTAATAGGCCATGCATATGATCCCATAACTGGTCACCAAATCAAATACGATAAACGAACCAGCGACGGCCGACCATTGCACGATCACATGATGGAAGATAATCTGTGGGGCAAAATTCGGCGAGAAGCTCGTACCAATCCCACTTTACAAGATGCACTAGAACGTGCTATAATGATCTATAAACTGACTAAAACACAATGAATAAAATTTATTGCAAAGCACCTTGGACTAGCGTAAGTTACATGCCGGGCGGCAAATATACTCCTTGCTGTGCATGGGGCGGTGCCAAATTCAACAGTCGCGAAGAAATGACCGAGACAGTTGGTGGAGCATTCTTACGCGGTGAGGTTCCAAAAGAATGCGCCAATCCTTGTCCTCCGGGTGAGTTAGGGTGGCGCGGAATGTATAGCGAGTATAAAACAGACTACAAAACACACAAGATACATTTTTTAGATTTTCGCAACAACAATCTTTGCAATTTAAAATGCCGTAGTTGTGGGCCAGGATTCAGTACCAGTTGGTCGAGCGAAGCCGGAGTAGATGACATAAGTTTGTACAATCCAATTGATGTTGCAGACATGGACCTAAGTGAGTGCAAACAAATTTATTTTGCAGGTGGCGAACCATTGTTGAATCCGCAACATTATCAAGTGCTTGAAAAACTAATTGCGCAAGGCGCCGACCCTGCTATAATGTACAGCACCAACATGACTGTGTTAGGTGCCAAATCAAAACATGTTAAAGATTTGTGGCCTTCATTCAGCCGCATTAATGTTCATGCAAGCATAGATGCTGTGGGCAAGTATGCTGGCATAGTGCGCAGTGGCAGTGAATGGAACACGGTAGAACGTAATTTAAAATGGGTTCTTACACAACCAAACTGCAATATTAGAATTGCTACTGTAATCAGTGCTATCAATATTTGGTGGTTACCCGAGCTATTAGAATACTTTGTCTGGTTGACCCCAGATCAATTTGAACCAGTGTTGGCCAATGTGGATTCTGTTATTGGACTAGGAAGCATTCCAGAACAATTTCGCCCTTCATTGATCAAAATGCTAGAGCAATCCAAATTTGCCAAACATATCAACATGCAAGGAGCAGTTGACGCTTTGCGCAATCAGCGTTATAATGCAACTAACTGGTATCGCTTCTTGGCTCGACAAATGATTCAAGACAACTACCGAAACGAAAACTGGTTTGACAGTTTACCCGTCAAACATGATGTATACAAAGAGACATTACAAATTGGATAAACTGACCATTGCCAATGAGATGAAGATGTTTGACTGTAAAGTTAGATCATTTTACGACGATCTCACTCCTGAAGAACGCAAAAAGTTTTCAAACTATCTCATGATACGTTGGGGATCAGCAGTTGAAGGTTCAAGAGAATTGCAGGAGTTCTATGTAATTGCCACCAACGAACGACTGAACAAGCATTTTTTTAACGTGTCAAAACATCCAAAACTGCAATGGCTCATGGCCACTTCAGTCAGCCCAGATCTAGGCACACTTAGACATCCTTGGATTGCACCCAAGAAAAAACAACCAGGGGCTAGTGCTAAACGTAAGGCATTGGTAGCAATGTATCCACACTACAAAGACGACGAGATAGAAGTGATGATGCAGATTGTATCAGACAAAGAAATCAAACAATACTCAAAAGACTCCGGCGACGATTCCAAATGACACAATGCCAATACTGCAAGAAAGACTTTATCAAAGAAACTTCTTTGGCAGTGCATGTGTGCGAGCCCAAAAGGCGCAGACAAGAACGAGCAGAGCGTGGAGTGGAACTGGGTTTTCAAGCCTACATACGCTTTTATGAAATGAGCCAAGGGTCGGCTAAACTCAAAACGTTTGATGACTTTGCTGACTCACCTTACTATCGCGGGTTTGTGAAGTTTGGACGCTATTGTGTGAGCACACGAACCATCAATCCCAAGCAGTTTCTTGAGTGGCTGTTGAAAAACAACAAAAAGATTGATCGTTGGGCAAGTGATCAACTGTACACAGAATATCTCATACAGCATTTGCCCGTGGAGAATGTGAATGATGCACTGGCACGAGCAGTGGAGTTTGGCATGGACTGGGCAGAAAAGAATTCAGCACAGCCACAGGACTGCTTGAGATATGGCAGCACTCCAGCCATGTGCTATGCAGTCACAACTGGTAGAATATCACCTTGGGTGATTTACAATTCGGAGTCCGGACAACAGTTCTTGAGTGAACTCACGCCTGATCAGATCAGCATGGTATGGCCTTACATTGACTCAGATGTGTGGCAAAAGAAGTTTCACAACTATCCTGCCGATCAGGAGTATGCAAAGGATATATTGAACAAGGCAGGATGGTAGCATGATTAGAAATATTAGCGGCAGCAAATACATTCAAGTGTCTGGTGGCATGAACACCAATCCATACATCAGTCCAGGTGCTAGCGGTGCAGGCATGGTGCGATGGAACCCCAGCATGAACTGTTTGGAAGTAAACGATGGCAATTCGTGGCAGCAGATTCACTCAGCACATCCTATGATTTCACTCTCATCAGACGCCGAAACCCTGTTGGATTGGGCACGAGTCAAGCGTGATGAAGAATGGCGCATTGCTGCCATGGCAGACAAGCATCCCGCAGTAGCAGATGCCTTGGCAGTAGTTCAACTGGCCCGAGAGAAACTGCAAGTTGTGACTGCACTTTGTGACACTGACTCAAAATGAGTGCAGACATTGACATTGATGTGCCGGACAGAACGGCTGTGTTGAAATTGATCCAGCACACTGCCGCACGGCAACTGCATCAAGGTCAAGTGCGTAAGCACAATTCGGGTATCTATGTCACAGACATTCCTAAAGACATACCCAATGGCTGTGCAGCCATAGACTATGAGTCAGCGGAACAGCGTGGATACTTCAAGATAGACTTACTGAACATGAGTGTGTATCAGTTGATCCGTGACCCTGCACACTATACGGCTATGTTGGCAGCAACACCGCCTTGGCAGCGACTATGGACAGACACTGACTGGACCAAGCAGTTGGTGCATGTGGGCAATTATACAGACCTAATGCTGTCAATGCAGCCAGATTCAATACCCAGAATGGCAGCGTTTATTTCAGTTATTCGACCGGGCAAAGCACACTTGCAGAATCGATCTTGGACAGAAGTGTTTGCCGAAGTGTGGAATGGAGACGACAGCCGCGGATATACATTTAAGAAAAGCCACGCAATTTCCTACGCAGCCCTAGTAGCATTACATATGAATCTTCTAAATCAATGATAAAGTTTTGTCGTCTAGGTTTTCATGTTGGAAATTTTTTCCAACGTTATCAATCATGGGTACAGTTTCAAAATCTGTCTGGCACACATGTGCCAGCAGCAATGGTGTCTGGAATGGATGACAATGCTATTAAAATTTACGCACGACAAGATAGTGACCTTATTGACAATGATCCTTTACCTGTAGTGGGCATTGATCTAAGAGAAGGTCTCAAAGAGATAGAGGTAGGGGCATTAAATAACTTGCCAAAAAACAAACACTACATTATTTTTAGCGGATCGTACCCTAATAGGTTAATCAACATTGCACTTGATCATACATTAATTTGTTATGAGTCTATCTTGGGAGACATGCTAGATTTACACTGTAGCACCAAAAATGCATTTTTTTATACAGATCGCAGGTATCACTTTGACTATCCCAAGCCCATGCAGTTTGTGACTTTTAATGCAGTGCCAAGACAGCATCGTCAGCAGTTTGCTGCTTGGTTACCCGAATTGTCTTATCAAAATTTTATATTTAGATTGAATCAACAAGATTTAGGGCAACCTGCCAATCATCTTGACGTGATAGATTTTGCTCATACAGGTCCAGATCTTGCACAATGGTTTGACTCTTCTGCACAACACATTCCAAACCCACATCTGCATATTGTGGGACGTATGCCCAATCGCATGTTAGATCAGGCCTACTTTAATCTGGTATTGGAAAGCGATTTTGATTTTGCCACTCACTATACTACAGAAAAAGTTATTCGACCATTGATGTTAGGCATGCCATTTGTGTTGGCATCAGCACATGGACACTTGTCACGACTCAGAGACATGGGATTTAAAACCTATAGCAGCCTGTGGGACGAAAGTTATGATTTAAAGACTTTCAATAAACAAAGACTGCGAAAAGTATTTGATCTGGTCCAAAGTCTAGGTCAGTTTGATTGGTACAAACATCGGGCAGAACTAGAGCAAATTGGACTGCATAATCGTGCTCGTTTTATGAACTTGGGTCCATTGTTTGATCAAGAATTCAAAATATTTGAAACTGCAATACGGCAGTTAGAGCGCACACATCCACAGTTCAATCAAGACGCCGCACAAGTGTGATTGATTTTCGCTTGGTTTTTTTGCGAGCAATGTCCATCAAACTGCAAGCCGGGCCGTGTAAAATTTCAAGATCTTTGTTGGAGAATGTGCGCAATGTAGGACGAAACTTGTCCCACTCACCGCGCAGGAATATGTTTATGGGTATGCTACGATTGCTCTCCCACCACCAGGTGGCTGCCAATTCCAGGTATTCTAACTTGGCATCTTGTGTTAGCACAGCACCAAAATCATAGATGGTTGTGACAGCATCGTCTTTGTTTTGTACTACACCCACATATTCTTCATTGGCGTAAACGCACAGCGTTATAAACGGATATTTCACCGCCAATTTTTGAAAGATATCATTACCCATAAATATTGTTTGAGGATCCTATGTATTCAACCACCGTTTACTTATACCAGCAAATTACCAAAGTCTTGTTAGTTGACACAAGTGGTGGATATTTCACAGCGAGGTACGACCCAGTGTATGCAAAACAATTAACCGTTAACAAAGGCGTAGACAATGTTCTACTGTTTGAATTTATCAATCAAGAGGAAAAGCCTGTAAACATCACAGGCAGCACTTTTATGTTTAGATTGATGAATCAAACTGGCGATCAACTGTTGGTCGAAAAGCCAATGGTCACACTCAGCGCCACCCTGGGCAGAGTCAAAGTGGTGTTGGACAACGAAGATACCATCAATATCACAGCCCAACCTGGCAGTTATAGTATACAACGCACAGCAGGAGACTATGTGCAGGCAGCATATGTGGATGCCAATTCGGGTGCTAGAGCAGACTGCAACATTGTGAATTCAGTTTTACCTGCATTTGTGCCCAGTGAAATGTTGACCATCCCCACAATCTACGGCAAAGCACAACAATTAGTTCCTGGACCCACAAACTGGCCAGACTGGGCACTGTACCCACAGCCAGTTAATACCACACAACTTACAGAATTCTTTTCAAGTCATATTCCCACAAATGGTCAAAGTCTAACCACAGTCAAAATGGACTTGGATCACTTTACTGGCACAGTTAAATTCCAAGCAGCAGATACATACGAATCTGTATTTTATGACGTTACCAGTAGTCAGCAATTTAATAATGAAACTTCTGTTCAGTATTTTAATGTAATAGGATTCTATCCATTAATTCGTGCTGCCTTCAACAACAGTCAAGGATCACAAGCTCAGGCCACAGCAGTGGTAACCAACGGAGTAGTTACTGCTATCAATGTGACCAATGGCGGGCAGGGTTATGTGGCGCCGCCCAAAGTGCAAATATTAGGTGACGGTGCAGGTGCCGAAGCTATTGTGACTTCGGTGGGCAATGGTCAGATTGGTGCAATTGAAGTCACAAATGGCGGATCAGGATACTTGCCTTTGCAATATCAAGGTACTATTTGTGCCCAAGTGTTGATCACAACTGGTTACATTACTAACCTCCAATATCGTTGATTTACTACAGCTGATCTGCTATACTGTATAGATGCTCGACATCCTTGCGTATCTGCCTGCAAAAAGAAAATCCACACCATCAGGTTGGTTGAGTTTCAATGCGGTTTGCTGTCAGCATAATGGTAGTACACGAGACACAAGAGGTCGTGCTGGACTCAAAGCCACCGAGCAGGGGTGGAGTTATCATTGTTTCAATTGTACCTACACAGCCAGTTTTATCATGGGACGTACCCTAAGTGTCAAAGCTCGTAGATTGCTGGGATGGATGGGTGTGCCAGATAACGAAATTGAAATGCTCAATCTCGAAAGCCTGCGGCATCGTAGCATACATGGCATCCTGGAAGATCGACAACAGGCTTGGAACCAACTGGCTGGTATCACATTTGAAGAACGCGACTTACCACCTTTTGCTGAATTGCTAACACCCGAACACCAAATGCATTGGGACTATGCACGTGGCAGACGTGTGCCTGAAGACTTTCCTGTCATGGTGCAGACACAAAATGATGGTGTTCATTGGACACGCCCGCATGTGGTGATCCCATTCACATACGAAAACAAAATTGTAGGATTCACCTGCAGATTTTTAGACAACCGTCAACCCAAGTTTATTTCAGACAGCCAGCCAGGTTATGTGTTTGGAACAGACTTACAGCACAACAACTGGACCAATGTGATAGTGACAGAAGGCATCTTTGATGCATTGAGTATTGGTGGTGTGGCTGTGATGCACAATACCATAAGTGACGCACAGGCTCGATTGATACGCAACTTGGGACGAGAAATAACTGTGGTGCCCGACCAAGACCTAGCTGGCATGGAACTGATTGATCGTGCTGTAGAACTTGGATGGGCAGTAAGTATACCCGAGTGGCCAGAAGATTGCAAAGATGTCAATGATGCTGTGATTGTGCTAGGGCGTGTGGGAGCCTTGCTAACTATTATGGCAGCCAGAGAAACCAGTAAGATCAAAATAGAACTAAGGAAGAAACAACTTGTTAAAAGAATACGGACTTGACGTCCAACGTTTATTTCTAGAAATGATGTTGGAGGACGCACAAAGCTATGTGCGTGTTCAGAACATCTACAACCCCCAAAACTTTGACAAGAGTTTGAGACCTGCGGCTGAGTTTATCAAAGAACACTCTGACAAACACAAGACCTTGCCGGACCGCATGCAGATTTCTGCTACCACTGGTGTTAAATTGGCGGCTGTGCCAGACTTGAACGAAGGACACTTTGACTGGTTCATGGGCGAGTTTGAAGCATTTACTCGACGACAAGAACTAGAGCGAGCTATCCTAAAAGCCGCAGACTTGTTGGAAAAAGGTGAATATGATCCTGTCGAAAAGCTGATCAAGGATGCAGTACAAATATCACTTACCAAGGACATGGGCACAGACTACTTTGCTGATCCTAAAGGTCGCATTGAGAAATACTTCAACTCGGGTGGACAAGTAAGCACAGGTTGGTCACAATTGGACAGATTGTTGTATGGTGGATTCAGCAGAGGCGAACTAAACATCTTTGCAGGCGGATCAGGATCAGGCAAGAGCTTGGTCATGATGAACATTGCACTAAACTGGATACAACAAGGACTCAGTGGAGTGTACATCACACTAGAACTTTCAGAAGAACTAACAAGTTTGCGAACCGACGCCATGCTAACAAACATGAGCACCAAAGACATTCGCAAAGACATAGACACCACAGAGCTCAAGGTTAAACTCGTGGCCAGGAAGTCCGGCAACTATCAGGTCAAAGGCTTACCAGCACAATCAAACATCAATGACATTCGTGCTTATTTGAAAGAGTATCAAATTCAAACTGGTAAGAAAGTGGACTTTGTGATGATTGACTACTTGGACTTGCTGATGCCTGTTAGCGCCAAAGTTTCGCCCAATGATTTGTTTGTGAAAGACAAGTATGTGTCAGAAGAACTGCGCAACTTGGCCAAAGAACTAGGCATCTTGATGGTAACTGCGAGTCAGTTGAATCGATCAGCTGTGGAAGAAATTGAATTTGACCACTCACACATATCGGGTGGTATTTCTAAAATTAATACAGCAGATAATGTGTTTGGTATCTTTACAAGTCGTGCAATGAAAGAGCGCGGCAAGTATCAGATCCAGTGTATGAAGTCTCGAAGCTCGACCGGCGTTGGTCAAAAGATTGATTTGGAGTACAACATTGAAACCATGCGCATTACTGATGAAGGCGGGGATGATAACGAAAACGGGTTCAGCAAAAAGCCCAATACAAGTATCATGGACTCGATCAAAGCAAAAAGCCAGGTTAGTGCTGCCGCAGAAGATTCCAAGTCTGTACCTTGGGAACGACCACAAGCCAAAGAAGGTTTTGAGTTAGAAGCACCCAAGGTAACAGCAGACGTCCAAAGTGCCAAGCTTAAGCAGTTGTTAGGCAAAATCAAGACATCATGAACGACACTTTTTGTCCAATGATTCATGGTGGGCTTAACATTGATTTAAAACTCAATAGTGAATTAAATCAAACTAACGAACTTGGATACAATCAGTGTTGTCTCAGCAATACTCCATTGACATTTGTAAAAAAAGACAGCATAAATTGGAACGGCAATGATTTTACAAAGAATCGCTGGTCCAATGATAACAACCAATGGTTGTCTGGTTGCTACCAATGTTTAACATTGGAAAAAGTTGGAGTTAAAAGTTTTAGAAAATCAATGATAGAAAAATTTGGAGTTCATAAAAATTTAAATGGACCTCAACGGATTGATTTGTTATTTGATCGCAGTTGCAATTTGGCTTGCAGAACTTGCGGTCCAAGATCTAGTACTTTATGGGCCAAACACCTTAAAGAAAACAATTTACCTGTTTTTGAAATTATACCAGCAGACAATGCCAGTCGTGTAACAAATATCTTAGAAAGTTTAAATCTTGACAATCTTGAGATGGTGCAATTTTGCGGTGGAGAAACATTATTAGGCAACACCTATTGGAAAACTGCACAATGGCTTGCAGAACATGTGCCAACTGCAAAAACCAAATTGGAATTGGCATTTCAAACCAATGGAACACAACCCATTGATCCACAATGGTATGATGTGATTGAAAAATTTAAGTTGGTTAAACTGATAGTCAGCATTGACGGCATTGGTGATAAATTCGAATACTTAAGATGGCCAGCCAGTTGGAATCAAACTGTTGATAACATTTTAACTTTAAGAGAAAATTTGCCAAGCAATGTGATGTTTTTTGTGCAAGAATGTACCAGTTGTTTGAACTTGTATTATTTTAACGAAGTTAGTGATTGGGTAAAACAAAATTTCAACAGCAACAAAGAGGGCGATGCAATTGGCCACAGCACTCAATTGGCCATGCATTCGTACTTGTATCCTAAAAATATCACACAAGAATATGCTGATGCAATCGCACATACTCCATCGAGCAATGTGATCGGGAAGTATTGGCAAGAAAACCCTGCGGCAATAAAACAGTTTGTGCAAGAAACTACCAGGTTTGATATTATTCGAAATCAAGATTGGAAAAAAACTTTTCCTGAAGTAGCAGAGTTTTATAAACGATATCTTTAGGCGTCATGATAAATTTTGATAAAAATCCAGTGGTAGATAGTCTGAAATTGAAATCCTCTTCAAGTGATCTTGCCGTTGAATTTCTTGACAAAATTTTGCAAACAAGTTGGCGTTGTAATGTCCTGTGCCAAGAAAACTTTTTACCTGGGTATGATACTGAGAATTGTTTTCTAATACTTGTTGCTTGAACGCATCTGGCAGGTTGCCTGGTGAAAAATGCAACGGAAATTCAACGTGTCTGCACATGTAGTTCAACTGATGGGCGTTAAAAAATTCTATCAATTCACTGTAGTAAAATATATTGAGATTTGAAATGGTAGCATTTACGCTGATATTGCTAGTGATCTTTCTAAACTTTTCTAAATTTTCACACAACAAATTCCAACTCAATGGATACCTAATGTACTCAAATCTTGGACCAACGCCATCAATGCTAAGACAGATATTTAAATTTTTAAATTGGCTTAGTATTTTAAATTGGCCGTGTGTTAATGCACAACTTCCATTGGTTATGATAGATATGAAACAACTGGTGTTGTTTGAATTGATCAAACAATTTAAAATTTCAAAGTTGAGTTTTTCTAACAAGGGTTCGCCGCCAACAAAGGACAACTGCTTGATGTCTGCCCAGTTCATGCTTTCAATCAAACTGGTAGAAATTTTATTATAGTTGATTTGTTTGTTTTCCAATGAAGCCCACGCAGAACTTAAAATACTGTTGCAAGTAACACAAGTTCCGTTGCAAAGATTACTGGTGTGTATTTTTACAATTTGTGGTTGATTGAGATGATTTATTGCATCTTGTTCAATTTTTTCTAAGTCTCGATTGAGATAAAAATCAAATGATTGATTGTGCAATTTACGCGAACTCGTGAGCCCTTGGTCTTCCAGTTGCCAGCATCTATAACAGGACGGTGATCTTTGTTGAACAACAATAGATTCCTGGACTTTTTTAATATCTGTGCCTGTAGGAAGTTCACAACAGTGGATATTTTTAGGAATATTGTGCCCTATTTCAACACCATAAAATGGCAAAACGCAAAAGTAGTTGTTCATAGGGTATTTAATTACCAACTTGTATGTGTAAATATTAATAAATAATCCAAAGGTCCCGGAGTAGATGCAAAAACGCACTCGCAGTTTATTAGAAGAATTAGACGATTTGTATATCGAGCGTGATCGCCGCCTGTTGATTGAAAACCGTGCGGCTACTCTTATTGCAAGTGCTATTAGATTGCTAGAACAAATTGACACAGAATTTCCTGCTGATCAAGCAGAAAACTTGCAACGCAAATTGTTAAATGCCATCCGCACCAGAGACTCGGGAAAGTTTGCTAGATCAGTGAGAAGAACAAATGCAGATACATGAAATCACACGCCGCAGAACAAACGAAGGCGTATTAAGCGGTATCGCTGGAGCAGCCAAAGCAGTTGGATCACAAATTGCGGCCAAAGCAAACGATTGGGCCACCAAGAAAACTGGAACTGACTTTAGCAAGCTCGGACCAAACAATCCCTACGGCGATCAGCAAAAAGCCGCTGCTGCCGCTGCGGTTCCGGTGATTAAATCACAAGCCGAACAACAACAAAAGCTCTGGAATACTGCTATTGCCAAAACTCAAGAACAAAACAATGTTCAAAGCCCGGCACAATTTGATCCTAGGACCAAGGACGGCCTAGAAAAAAGTTTGATGAATCAAATTCATAAAAATTTCCTGCAAGGCAAAGTGGGGACTGATTATAAGCAATTGCCTCGATGGGTCGAACCTGCTGCACAGCAACAGGCAAATGATATAGTACAACGCATTGATGCTGCCACGCAATCAATTATAGATTTTAATACTCCAAAAACTGCACAACAAGCTATGGCTGAATGGCAAACGTTAAGTCAGGCCACATACGATGCCATGAGTCTCATGCAGTTTAATAGCGACTCGGGTACGTCAGGTGCTAGAAAAACACCTACTGCTCCAGGCACTCCTGCTCCAGCAATAAGCCCCGCAGTTAGTCAAGCTGCACAACAAATTGTTCAACAATCGGGCATAACACAACCTCAATTGCAACAGGTTCAGAATATTGTTGGCAAGTTGCCCGACGCAGAAACACAAGATCCGCGTACCCAAGCCTATCTAAAAGCATTAGGATTTAACACACCATGAAACTACTAGAAGGTGGTAACGTATTTAAAGATGCCGACGGCAACCCATTGACTGGCCGCATCAATCAAAGCGATGTAGCAGCCACAGTACAGTGGTTGGAAGCATTGACAGGTCTACAATTTCCACGTGAACGTTGGCTGGGATCAACTGGCCGCAAGCCTACATCGGGCGATATGGACATGGCAGTGGATGCCAGTGAAATAAGCAAAGAACAACTGGCAGCAAAGCTCACACAATGGGCAGTGAGCCATGGTGAAGATCCCAAAGCCTGGGTTAAGAAAGGTGGCGAAGTACACTTACGCACACCCATCAACGGCAACCCCAACAATGGTTATGTGCAAACAGACTTCATGTTCTTTCCCAACTTGGATTGGGGGCAGTTCTACTATGGTGGGTCAGAAGATTCTGTTTACAAAGGCATGAACCGTAATGTGTTAATGAGTTCAATTGCCAAGCAACTGGGACTCAAAGTGGGCGCCAATGGCATGTTCAGTCGCACAACCAATCAATTGGTAGATGGCGGTATGGATCCTGACTATGTGGCCAAAACACTACTAGGTCCACGTGCCACTAGAGAAAATCTCAAGAATGTAGAAAGCATTTATGCTACGCTAGCCAAAGACAAAGCCCGCGATGCTAAACTGGCAGACTTTCGTGAATACTTGGGTAGAGAAGGCCTGCAAGAACCTGGTGCTGTGAATGAGAATACAGAAGTACATTTCTTGGCCAAGCTACGTGATAGAATTGTAAATCAAGGCATGGTGCCACTGATTGAAACAGAAGCAACCAATCCCTATCAAATCTACGAAGCCGATGAAGGCAATGTAGGCGGCAGAGCCAAAGGTATTGAACACCTAGAAGATCTTGTGTTCCGCAAAGGCTCTCGTGGGGTGGATGAAGCATTGGCCATTATCCAACATGCCGCAGAAGCACCACAAAAGACCACTAGTGTGAAGTGGGACGGCAAGCCTGCTGTGATATTTGGTCGCAAACCTGCCACAGGCGAGTTTGTGCTTACAGACGGATCAGGATTTGACGCCAAAGGCTACGATGGCCTTGCTACTAGCCCCAAAATGATGGCACAGATTCAAAGCACACGAAAAGGTGAGCGTGGTGAATTGGTTCAATTATATGCTGATCTTTGGCCACAGTTAGAAGCGGCTGTGCCCACAAACTTCCGTGGCTATGTCAAAGGCGACCTGTTGTACTATCCCGAACAGCCTTGGGAAGAACAGGCTGGTAATCTTGTGTTCAAGCCCAACACAGTAGAATATCGTATACCTGCCAAGAGTGCGCTGGGCCAACGAATTCGCAACAGCACCACAGGCATTGCCATGCACACCATGTATGCTGATCAAGGCGAACCCAAACAACCACTCAGCAGAGTATCATTTAATGAAGTACCTGGATTGCTGTTGATTGAACCCATTTACGGCAAAGGTATTGCGCCTCAAGACCCTGCACAGGCCAAAGGACAAGCTGCACTGATCAAGCAAATCAAACAAATACGCAATAGCAAAGGTGCTGCCATTGATACCTTGTTCAATCCTGCTGAACTGCGAGCCATGCAGATTACAGACTTGGCCAAACTGTGTGTGGACTACATCAACAAACGTATCAATCCAGACTATGCAGGGTATACTGGAGACTTTTCTAACTTGATAAGTGATTTTGGCCAGTTTCTACAGAGTACAGTAACTTCTAAAAAGTTCAACAACATTGTAGAATATTTAAAAAGTCCTGCATCAAACACAGAAGGCTTGGCCGCTGCATTTACTTTATTTTTGTTATTACATGATTTAAAGCTGGACATCTTGCGCAACTTAGATTTGAAAGACCCCGGCCACGAAGGATGGGTAATGGCCACGCCTGCAGGCTACGGAAAAGCAGTAAATCGCTTTGATTTTACTGCTAGAAATGCCGCACGAAACAATCCTCAACAGGCGTAATTTTTGCCAAAAGACTAAATAAAAGCAGGTCCACCGAGACCATTAACTTTAAAGGATTTTATCATGGCATATTTCGCACCCGTAAATGGCGATTCACAACCAGTATTCGCATTAGACACACGTAACGGTCCAGTTGCTCCTAGCACTTCATTGGCTGGTCAACCTGTACAACCACAAGGTCCAAAACTGGACTTCTTCCGCTTGGTCGCTAATACCAGCGTAAACGGCGAAGGCGGCGTAACAGAATACGTTGCTAACGTGTTGCAAGCAATTCAACAAACTTCAACTGTGGCCATGTACCAAGTTGACGGCGTTGCAATTTCAGTTGCTACATACCCGACAGGCGCTTTTGCTAACGCCAGCACCAATACTTCTGCTGCTGTAATGTTGGCTGCTGCCAATATTACCTACACTGGTTTCCAGTTAGACAGTTGCACAAGCGTTGGCTTCAAGCTAACAACCTAATCAATCATTTGATTCGATCAACCCCGGAACTAAAAACTCCGGGGTTTTTGTTTGGCGTTAAATACTCACAGAATGAAGATACAAGGCCGAACACTATTTGATTGCAGTCCCACTGGTATTACTGGGCATTTTAGATCAAGTCAAATACCCTTTGAAGATCGTGTAGGACAAGTCATACGCAATATCGAAGACTGGAATCGTGCCAGGAACCAACAACGCAACTGGGAAACATTGCAACAAATGATCAGCTTGCGAGCACAGCCTAACGTTGTACAATTGCCTCAATTGCATGACAATCATTGGGTGTTTGAATTTGAAGTAGAAGCTGCTGGTGTGTATTCGGTCACAGGCGAAGCTGATAATTTAACTGGCCTACTAAATGAGTGTGCAGGTATACCCATGATAACCAATCTAAACGAAATCGTGCAGTTAGAGCCTAGTTTGATCATCGATGGATCCAAACAAAACTTATGGTTCGAAACCATAAATAAATGATGTGGAGTAAAAATAATGGCTGATACAACCGACATTGAAAAGAAAAGTCTAGAAGCACACGTGGAATTGTGTGCTGAGCGGTATCGCCTGCTGGAAGTAAAGTTAGAATCAATGGATGAAAAGATCACTACTCTTTTTGGTGTGATTGCCGAACTGCGTGGCATGCTACAAGCCACTACCACCAAAAACAACGATAGACTACTCAGTTGGGGTGTGGGCATAATTGCTACCCTTGTGGGCGCATTAGGTTGGGCAGCAGCGCATTTGATCAAACTATGACTCGAGAACAAAAATTAGAACGCTGGGCCGAACGTGAAGTTCGCCGTAATATACACACTATGATTGTGAATGATGAATCAGATGGATATGTGGCATTTGGTCGATACAATCTGCGTCCAGCACATCAGTCTTTTGAAGTGTACACATCGGGCGATAATTTAATAGGCACATTCAGCAACAAGCGCACAGCAATTAGTTGGTGTGTGGCTGACAATCACAATCAACTCAGACTAGCACAAAGTATCAAGACTTTAGACACCAAAAAACAAACGTTGTCAGCAGATATATACTGTAGACGGCAAGTAGCAGAGCGTAGTCGAGACAATGGATTTAGCGAAGTGGTATTGACCAAGTTACAACCCAAGGTTCAACAACATGCCTTGGTGGACCAGGAACTTGAAAAATGTTTAAATTCGGCTAAATATATACAACTTAGAGGATTCCAAAATGAAACTGCAAGAACTAGCGGCAATTAAGCCAACCAAACAAATAGCCCGTGTATTCGAAAGCTATTTTGGCTCACGCATGAAGTTTGACCAAATTACTGGCAAGCAAGCTCAGAAAATGTTGACACGTGTGCGTGGCGTACTAGGCGAAACTCGTCGTCAACCTTCGTTCCATCAGAGCGAACGCAATCCAGCTTACCTTAAGCTGTTGATGATGGAACAGGCGCTAACTGCTAGAATCAAAGAAGACATGGTTCCAATTCCTGCTGCTCCAGCAGCGCCTGGCGCTCCTGCTGCTCCTGCCGCAGCAGGTGTGCAAGTTAAAGATCCTAAATTAGCAGCAGCCCTCAAGAAATCAACTGCTGGCCAAACATTAAATCCTGAAGAGCAAAAACTTGTGTCTGGCGCTGCAATGATGAAAGCCGAAAATCGTTTACGCAATGCATACCGCATGCTGAAAGAATCTGAAGTGCAACAAGCTCAAGTGGTATTAGCTGCACAAGACATGGTTGACAAAATGCAATCAATGTTGGAAGATGCCAGCGAAATGCAATTTAAAGAATTGCCTGCTTTAGTTGATTCAATCAAGAATCAAGTAGGCATTGATCAAGCTGCTCAATTTAACACAGATGCCACTGCTGCACTCACAGGCTTGGTACAAAACTTACAAGGTGCCAAACAACAACTAGACTCTGCACTTGGCGTAGTAACTGGTGCAACACCTCCACCTGACGCTGGTATGGCAGCCATGGGCGGCGTACCAATGCCCGGTGATGAAATGGCGGCAGCTGGAATGGATGACTTAGACGCTGCTGCTGGCATGGCCGGTGATGAAATGGCTCCTCCTCCTGAAGACCCGGCCGCAGTTCCCCCTGCCGCACTTGGTCGCGCCAAGAGATAATGCGAATTGACGAAGTTGAATCCACAGATGCCGGAGCCGACCCTAACAAATTGGTAGGGTTGGTTAACTTTCTTGCAGGCCGAGCAGACGACACCAATGCTCAAAAACAAATCAGTCAGAATGCTTTTATATCAGCTGCTCAAAGCCTAGGTATTGCTATTACCAGTCAAAACCTTGGCGACATTGTGAGTCAACCTCCACTGAGTGGTGTGTTAGAACCTTTAGATCCAAATTCTGGAATGGTCACATTCAAAGGCGCTGACATTGGACCAGAAAAACTGTCAGTACAACAAAGTCAACAAGTGGTAAACAAAATGGCCAAATCGGCCATGAAACGACCAATGTAATATAGTCAACTAACTGTTGACGCAAGGCGTTAAATATAGTATACTATGCTGTAGGAGGCCCGTATGAAAAAACTCATTGCTCTCGCATTATTAACTTTATCTGTGTTAGCTCAAGCACAACATCACCACCATCACAGACATGGTGGCGGAAACTGGATAGCACCAGTAATTGTTGGTGGGGTAATTGGTTATGCATTGACACGCAACCACAACGAGCCTGTTTACAATTACGGATATGTTCCACCACCTGTAGTGGTTGTGCAACAGCCCTTGCGTTCTGTCTGCACACCTTGGACCGAAATACAGTATGCAGATGGCACGGTCACTAGAACAAGAACTTGCCAATGAAACATTGGAAAGCCTACATCAAATACACTGATAATATCGGTGTATTAAAACAGTATGTTGCCACAGTGGCAGCAGAAAATCAGTTTGAAGCCATAAACAAGTTTAAAGACAAGTATGGTCCAGACTGTCTAATAGGTTGGATACAGGAAACAAAATTATATGGCTTACAGTCAGCAGGTTATTGATCATTATGAGAATCCCAGGAACGTCGGATCTTTTGATAAGACTGATAGTGATATTGGTACTGGCATGGTTGGCGCACCTGCCTGTGGCGACGTAATGAAACTACAAATCAAGGTGCAAGATGGTATCATCACGGATGCAAGATTCAAAACATACGGATGCGGCAGTGCAATTGCCTCCAGTTCTCTCATTACCGAGTGGGTTAAAGGTCGGACGCTTGACCAAGCGGCAACTATTAAAAATTCAGAAATTGCTCAAGAACTCTCGTTGCCACCTGTCAAAATCCATTGTAGCATCCTTGCTGAAGACGCCATCAAAGCCGCTGTAGAAGACTACAGAAAGAAGCATGATCTCTCTAACTGATCATGCGTACACCAAAGTAAAGCGACTACTGCAAGCCAAAAACTATGCTGGCATTCGACTTGGGGTAAAAACTACAGGTTGTTCTGGCCTAGCGTATGTGTTAGAATATGTACAAGAATACACACCTTCGGAATCTGACATCAACTATGCCCAACAAGACTTTGTGGTCTTGGTTGATAAGAAAAATGATGTATATCTCAAAGGTATCACAGTAGACTATGTGCGTCAAGGCCTCAATGAAGGCTTTGAATTTCAAAATCCCAATGAACGTGACCGTTGTGGATGTGGAAGTAGTTTTCGAATATAGTTGACAACTGGACTATAATTGTCTATAATTGACTATAATTATGTATAATCCAAAATTTGATTACACACCCATACCCAGGGTCACAATAGACGGTAAAAGATTCTACGCCACTCCAGATGGCAACAAGTTACCCAGTGTGACCACTATCCTGGACCGAACAAAAAGTGAAGAAAGCAAGGCTGCCTTGCACAATTGGCGCCGCGCAGTAGGTGCAGAACGAGCACAAGCTATTACTACAGAAGCTGCCAATCGCGGCACTAGAATGCACACCTATCTTGAAAAGTACATTCGTGAAGGTGCTATACCTGCTCGTGGATCTAATCCGTTTTCATGGCCCAGTCATATCATGGCAGAAGAAGTAGTTAACAAGGGATTGAAAAATGTAAGTGAATTCTGGGGTATCGAAGTACCTTTGTACTTTCCGGGTGTGTATGCAGGTACAACAGACGGTGCTGGCATACATTTAAATGAAGAAAGCATATTGGATTACAAGCAAACCAACAAGCCCAAAAAGCGTGAATGGATTGATGATTACTTTGTTCAGTTGTGTGCCTACGCCGAAGCACATAATGAACTGCATGGCACACGGATTAAAAAAGGTGTAATTTTGATGTGTGTCAAGCCTGATCTAGATGCGCAACACAACATCGTAGGACAGCCCAAATACCAGGAATTTGTGCTGGAAGGCGGGGAATTTGAAAAATATCGCACCATGTGGTGGAAAAAGGTCGAACAGTACTACGTGCTAAATATGTGATACCTCAAGGAATCACACTGTGGCAATTGTACAAATCTCAAGAATAACCAACCGCAAAGGTCTCGAAGAAGATCTTCCGCAACCTCTAGCACCAGCCGAACTTGGGTGGGCAGTAGACACCCGCCAATTGTATATTGGTCCGGGCACACTGGCTGAAGGATCGCCCGACGAGCATAATAACGTAGAGATTCTTACAGAATATTCGGACATTCTAGCCACACAAACAGCCTACACTTACACAGGGTTTACTGCTACTGGCTATACTGTACAAACTGGAGCTAGCCCAGGGTCGCCTGTAAGCCAAAGTTTACAAAGTAGACTGGACAGTTATTGTGTGGTTACCGATTTTGGTGCTACTGGTGATGGTGTTACTGATGATACTGCGGCAATCAATCGTGCATTATATCAATTGTATTGCCGCGAAGCAAATCCACAAATTCGCAGAAGTTTGTTTTTCCCTGCTGGCAGTTATCTGATTACTAACACCATCCTAGTACCTCCATATGCTATGCTTTATGGTGAAGGTCCACAAAGTAGTATTTTGAATTTCTTTGTGACTGCATGGACTAGCACAGTGGCCTATGCTGCTGGCGTGCTGGTAAAGTCTGGCGGTCTGTATTATAGATCAAATTTCGCAGTGCCTGTTGGAACTGCGTTAACTAGTACCACGCTCGGCCAATACTATTGGGGCAATATATCTACTGGTGCGGCCGACAGTTTGCCCAGCTACATCATGCAAACAGCCAGCAGAACACAGCAAACAGGTGTTAACATTGTGAGCCCGGCCGAGCCACAAAATATTTTAGTGTCCAACATGAATATGGTCACCAATCAAATCATGGATGGGTTGTTGATTGAACGTGCTCATGATTGTTCATTCACCAATGTTGGGATTCAAGGTCCGTTGACCACCAGCACACTCACAGTGTCTACAGATAACATTGCGGCTGTTCGATGGGCCAGCACAACTACATTGGTTGATAATCATGTTAATTTTGAAAATTGCGTTTTCAGTGGTTTTACATATGGTACCAACACTGCTCAACAGATTGAAGGAATCGTATTTTCCAATTGCGAATTTGATACCTTGTATCAAGGGGTGTACTTAGGTGGTGCAACACCAGTTAATGGTGGTCCGTCGGGAGTGCGATTGATTGCTAACACATTTGACAACATCTATGTAGAAGGTATTGTAATTGATGGCGTGAGTTTAAACACCACCACCAACAATGTGTTCTATGATGTAGGCAATCACTTTAATGGTGCTGAGTTGGCTGCAAGCGCAATCATTGATATTGACACTGCCAACAATGTATGCTTGGGTGACATGTTTGAAAGAACCACAGCACAATCGGCTACCTATCCTAGAATTAAGTTGAACAACACAGCCAGTATTGCCATGGAGAATGGCTATCGACTGCAACAAGGCACATACAAACGTGAGTCAGGTGTTTCGTTTACTTTGGTAAACAATGTGGCCGTGGCAGCACAGATATTAACATTTAATGCTGTTACAGTTGCCGCGGTGCAAATCAATTACACTATAGTTCGTGATACTGCTGTTAGAACTGGTACATATACCATTGTACGCAGCACTGACGGCGGCAGCACCAATCTTAACAGCAATGATACTGGAGTAGAAAACATACCTCCAGGTGTGACATTCTCTGTTACAGAAAGCAGCAACACTGTGGCTTGGAAATATACCACAACCAATACAGTCACCGGTACCTTAAGCTATTCAGTCACCTACCTAGCCTAATGTGGGCCCGCACCTTTGATGCCAGATTGGCCAGTTGGAATCAACTGCGTGTGGCAGTTACCACCATGCCTGTTGACCAATGTCTACATTCCATAAACGCCTGGTGGTTTGATACTCCTTGGCGTGCTTACCATTTGCATTGGGATGATCAACTCACATGGCCCAATCCTTGGCAACTATTAGACGACAATTTGTTCTGTGGACTTGCAAGAGGGCTGGGAATGTTGTATACTATAGCTCTGCTGGATCGTGTAGACATACAAGATGCTGAATTAATAGACACAGGTAGCGACAATTTAGTCCTAGTGGAACAAAAGAAATATATACTGAATTGGGACAGAGATCAATTGTTAAATATCAATCTAACACCGTTTAATCCACGGCACCGGCTCAGTCAAGAACAAATAAAAACACAGATAAAGTAGCGAAAAATGAAAAATATAACAGTTGTCAAGCGCAGTGGACAGCGTGAGCCATTAGCATTGGAAAAGTGGCAAACTCAAATTGCCAAAGTATGTGCAGGCATAGCAGACGTAAGTCAAAGCATGATAGAGATACGCACACAATTACATTTTTACGATGGTATTACCACCAAAGAAATTGATGGCATCACTTTACGAGCCATTGTGGATCTTATCGACGTAGAGCAAAATCCTGATGTTGGGCACACCAACTATCAGCATGTGGCAGGTAAAC